ATTGTTCATAGCTCGCATAAAAGTCGAAAATTTTCTATCGCGTCAATCGTTGATCATGCGGCTTTAGGTGTTGTCGATGAAGGTTGGGTTATGCTGCCCAAGGCGTCGCTGTCTGATCAAAAGCTTATTGATCGGCCTAACGCGCTAGCAGCACTCGTGTATTTGTCGATCAAGGCAAATTATCAGGATCAGTTGATCGACGATAGGATTGTATCTGAGATCGGCGAGGTGTCAGTCGATCATCATATTATCGCAGAAGTGTTAAATATATCCGACTGTGAAGCGGAGTCGGCTATTTCGCAGCTTATTGAATTTGGCTATCTGCAACTTGAAAAAACAAAACATAAAAAAACTTTTTTTGTAAAATTTTTACGTGTTATTCGGCTTCAAAAAAATTTACACACGTCCAACACACATCCAACACACATCCAACACACGTCTAACACACATCCAACACAAGATAAGAAGGCTAGAAAGCAAGAAGGCAAGAAGGCTATAAGTATACCGCAGGGCGGGGTATACGATTTTTCTGAGTGGGATAATCCTCCTAATCCTGAATTATTCAAATCGTATTGCTCGATGTATCGGTTGAAAAAGAAATTCGATGTCAGTCAAAAGCACGTTGATCAGTTGGCTAGTAATTTCGTTGAGATGAAAAAAATATCTTGGACCATTGATCAGTGCTTGTTGCGAATGATCGAAAAAAATTGGACAAGCATTAATCCCAGTTACCGTGATGTTTGCAAGCCTGTTGGGTTAAATAATGATGCCAGCGCTGATGGTGAGTCTTGGCTTGATAAACACACAGATCGATCATGGGCAGAGGGACTTTAAAAAATGACGATGAAAACAGCGTTTGCGCGTGGCTCAGCGGCTGAAAAAATGCGCCAGTGGGGTATGTATTTTTCAGGTCGTGGGTTGGCTAGGCTCGATCTAAGCACGCCATTTTATGAGGATGTTGAGATTGCTGATATCACAGAAGATGAGGCTATGGTGTGGGATGATTGCATGTGCTTGCTGAAAGTTCACAATGCGCGGGCGTTTAAAATATGCAAATTGCTTTATCTTTCAAAACTCCCTGAGCTTGCTGTTAAAAACTCGCTGGGGTTGGAGTGGGAAGATATATTCACAGGAGACGCCTACGGATGCGCTTGGTGT